GAGGTTATCATATAACGATAAAAAAGAAGGTAGACAAAGATTACAAAGCTACTCATTTAAATTTGATATGGATACATCAGGTACTATAAGTGGAAGAATTAATTGTTTAGCCCAAGCAGAAAGAGCCCTTAAAGAAAGAACTACAGTTGAAGCAAATGGAGAAATATTAAATGTTAACTTTGGTAAAGGTACGGACTACGAGGAGAAGAAAGGATAATAAGGTATATACGTATGATCACATTAACTAATATATTAAAAGAAATCGAGGAAGGATATAAATCTATAAAAAGACATAAAGTATCTTCATCTAATTACATTCCTAAAGATCATGCTAGAACAGACAATGTAGTACGTGTTAAAAATTATCCATCAACTCCAGGTGTAACATCCAATAAATCATTAACTAAAACTCCAAAACAAACTCAACATATAAGAGAATATGAAGGCACAGATGATTGGATTGATAGATCAGTTAAAAAATATTTAGGATTATTAGGTAAATTTAGATGCAAACGTGAAAGTGCAGCATTAAAAAATGATCCTACTTTTCTTAAAAACGATTGGAATTGTGTAGCCAATGAAATATATGGATTAGATTACGATGATTTAAATGAAAAAGATCAATTAATAGTCAGAAAAACTTGGGAAAAGCAAAGCAAAGAATTAGGTTTAAGTGAATATGTATCACAATTTTTAGACAACGCTAAAAAATCTCATAAAAAATCAAAAATATCAGTATGATTTCCTTAAGAGAGCTTATGGGAGATACAACATCAACCGCAGGCGTATTAATGGAATACGACGGTGAGTATCTTTTATGTTTAAGAGCTTCACGTAAATCACTTATGAATCCATCAAAATGGTCAATTCCTAAAGGACATATTAGAGAAGGTGAATCACCCCTTGAAGGAGCTCTAAGAGAATTATATGAAGAAACAAAAATAACATTAGCCGGCACACCTCATCTCCTACTTACTACTACTAACAAAGAAGGTGGCGCATATTATATATATGGATATCAATTATCTAAACGTTTAGAACCAATTTTAGATGAAGAACACATAGATTTTGGATACTTCCCAATAAACAATTTACCAAATAAATTAGACAAAGGTTTACGCAAATTATTTAATAGTTACGGAATATAAAATATATACGTATTTAAGGATGAATTATTGTAGAGAGGAACCTTTTTTAGAAGACGCTTGTATTTATTAGTATGGTTAAAAACGATAAATATAAACCATTACCATCATATTTAGCTATTGGTCCTTCTGATATTGAAGGAGCAGGTATAATAGCACAAGATGATATACCAAAAGATGTAATTATTGGAATTACTCATATTTACGATCCTCATTTTCAACATAACCATATTAGAACTCCTTTAGGTGGTTTTTTAAACCATAGTGATAATCCTAATTGTGAATTATTTGATGAAGATGATTATAAAAAATTAAAAACTATTAAAAAAATTGAAATGGGTAATGAATTAACTATTACTTATGATTTTAAAAACTTTTACAAACCTTAAAAGACTCCCGCAAAATAATTTGGATACCTGAAGAATCTTTCGTATATTTAGGTATATTTAAAAAATATAAATAAAGGTTATGAGAACATTATTATTATTTACATGTATTGCTTTTATCTTTACATCTTGTGAAAAAGATGAAGGGTATATTAATCCAGAATCATTTCTAGAACTTTCTACAGATTTAGAATATGATGGGAATATATACACATATAATTATCCCACAAATGATAGTACTTACGCAAGTAATAGTTATATTAAGGTTGACTTTTTATCAATACCTCAAGAAAGAGTATTTTGGTCATCTCCAGATCAATTTTATACTATAGCGTGGGCAGATACCATTTGGGATGAATGTGTTAATTATAGTACTTATGCAAATGATGATGGTATAGGACACCAAATGGTGTATGTAAACCCACAATTTTTAGGAGATACTTTAAATATAATCGCCAAAGTTAATAATTATGGTGATGAAATAGAAAAAGAAATATTAATTAAAATTCAGTAAAATTATGAAAAAAATGCCAGCAATTTTTAAATTAGAAATTCCATTTTATTTATTAGTAATAGGATTATTAATGATGGAAAAAGGAAATGTAGGATTAGCAATAGTATTATTTTTAATTGGATTTTTTAGATTATGGACTAATTCTTTAAATGATGAATAGAGATAAATTATATAGAAAAATAACATTAATACAAGAATTGTTTGAAAGCGGACAATTTGGTGAAGGTATGAGAGAATTAGAGCTCTTAAGACAAGAAATTCATGGTATTAATACAAGAAAATGGTAAAGCTCCTGCGCAGTAACTTGGCTCCCCAGGAAATCTTTCGTATATTTAGGCAAATAAATAGGTTATAAATTTAAATTAAATAGTTATGATTAATAAAGATCAAATTCAAGAAGCAAAGTATTTAAGTAAAGCAAACATTAAATCAATTGCACCCTCAGTTTTTACTGAAAAACCATCAAACGAAGTTTCTAAACATTACACACATATCCCTACTGAAAGGGTTATTGATGATATGGAAACTTTAGGTTGGAAAGTTATAGATGCTAAAGAAGTAAAAGCAAGAAAACAATCAACTAAATCGTTTCAAAAGCATTTATTAACGTTTAGAAATGATGATATTGTCATTAATGGCGATGATGGTGATACAGTTTATCCTCAAATTTTATTAACTAACTCTCATGATGGGAAAAATGCATTTACCTTTACTGCGGGTTTATTTAGATTAATTTGTGAAAATGGATTAGTTATTGCTGATGAAAAATTTGAAGACGTTAAAATGCGTCATATGGGTTATTCATTTGAAGATTTACAGGATATGATTAAAGATATGGTTGAAAAATTACCATTAACTGTAGAATCAATGAATAAAATGAAAGCAGTTGAACTTGAACAAGCTGCAGTTTTAGATTTTGCTAAAAAAGCACTAAATTGTAGATTTACAGATCAAGAAATGAATAGAATTTCTATTGATTTAGATTCATTTATTACTCCTGTAAGACCTGAAGATTCAGGAAAAGATCTTTGGTCAGTATTTAATGTAGTTCAAGAAAAGTTAATTGAAGGAGATTTCGATTACCGTTCAGCAGGTAAAGCTAGAAAAGCTCGTGAAATTAAAAACTTTAAGCAAGATATGAAGATTAATAAAGGTCTTTATGAATTAGCTCTTGAATATTGTTAAAATGGTCTATCATGTGTTCTACCGCGTTGTAGATGTAAATCTCTTCTGAAACCAGCCATAAGCCCGTAAGGGCTTTTGGTGGTGAAAAAATAAAGATTATGGAAAAAAGTACAATTTTTTGGAAAGATGGGTTTGAAGGTAATGCTACAGGAGGATATTATTTTAGAGCATTTGATTTAGTTGAATTCTTTAAACGATTAAAAGCTGATGGAAAAGAAGTAGTTGCTTTAGAATTTGATGATTCAAATAATGTTAATGTAATAATAAAAGAAGAAATTAAAAGCACTTAAAATATGACTAGAAACGAACAAGAATACTATCATAATGTTAAAAAAATTAGTGAATCATTAGAAAGTATAGCACATTCATTAGAAATAATATCAGAAGTTAATATTAAAGTTAATGCTGATATAGAAGATTCTTTTGAAAGAACTGAAAGGGAAGAAATTGAGAGAGATTTATTTAAAGATGAAGAAGGATATATTCCTTTCCCAGAAGTAGAAGATTCTTATGATAACTCTGATTATGATGGGGATAGTTAATAGATCTTTAATATATTTATAGGGACCGCTAGTACTTATATTAGCTGCTTATTTGGACCCGGGTTCGACTCCCGGCATCTCCACTAAAAAATTTACACGATATGGGGATGTAAAGGCATTTGACAGTAAGTAAGGGTATAAGGAAGGTCAACACGCAATTAACTGGCGAACAAGTTGAACTAGCAATGGCTGCCTAAGAGGTACCCAGCGCTAACGGCAAACAAGGATCATGTCGTCAAAATCCTAGAGAGCAACTTCGGTTGCTCTTTTTTACTTTAGTTTGGTTATTATTAAATCCTTGGTTATATTTATTAATGTTATGAGTAGAGTAGATAAAATTGAAAATAAAATATTAGAACTTAAAAATGAAATCATTTCTTTAACTAAAATTGAAGAAGAATTATGGTCTTATCATCCTAATAATCCTGATAGAATAGATGTAAAAGATAGCTATCAAAAAATTAAGGATAATATCTATGATTTAGAATTAAAAATTGAAGAAAAAGAAGAACAGATTTTAATAATTAAAGAAGAAGGAGATCTTTCTGATCCTGATTGGAAAGGTTTTGATCATAGTAAAAACCCTCATAAAGAGAATTAAAATGGCTTGGGAAGATTTTTGGTGGGATGTTACTGAAGACATCAAAAATAAAGGACTTCAAAAGGAATTTGATGCTCAATTAAAAAAAATGAGTCATCAAGATAAGCATAAGTATAAGGATACTAGGGATAAATGGGCTTATGCTTGGAGTAAAGTTACAAGTAGTTATAAAGAAAATAACCCATCGAAAAAGTAAAAAATCCATATATTTTCTATATTTATAATAAAATGATAAATGTAGATAACATATTTGGACTATTTGGATCACATGATGATTTTAATGGTACAGATACTGATAGAGCTTTTATCGATTATAAAAATACTCCTCTATATTGGGTAGGAATGTATAAAAAATTAGTATTAAATCATATTAATTTCAATAAAAAAATCCTCAACTTTTTTAAAAAATCAAATTCTGAATTAGATATTATTGATATGAAGGAAGCTGGAGAACATATTGTTTATAGTAAAGCTTGGAATTGGATTAAAAAAATTAATATAGATAATCCCTTACATCTTGATGCTATAGATCATTATAAAGATGAATATTTACAAACTTCATTAGAATTAGGGATTTCATATTGGATAGAAACTGAAGAATATGAAAAATGTGCACATCTTCAAAAAATTATTGATTTTCTTCAAACATAATTTGGCTACCACAAAAAATATATTTATGTTCCCGATACGGGGTTTTGAGAAATTAAAGAGATTAAGGAAACAAGGGGGTTAGGGATAATAATAACATTAATTATAATAACAATAACATGATAGGAAGAGACACAATAACCAGAGAAATTGAAAGAATTGAAGGTAGACTAAAAGTATTAGATACTATGTTAGGTCGACCAGGTGCATCAGCACAAGATTTTAGAAATGAAATCCAAAATATTGAAGATAAAGTTGGAAATTTAAAAGCAATGGTAGCTAGAGAACCATTTTCAGGACATGAAATAAATACCAATTCAAATCTTAATAGATAATAAAAAATAAAAGTTATGAAATTATCAGCAGAACAAATCCAAGATAATTGGAATGTATTTACTAGTAATATAGAAAAATACATAACAGGAGATAGAAAAGAAAAATTACTAAATTTCTATACAAAATTCTCAGAACGTTTAATATTAATGCCAGCAGCTCATAAAAAAGAGTATCATAATGCATTCCCAGGTGGATATGTAGATCATGTTAATAGAGTAGTTCGTTGTGCTCTTAAACAATATGAATTATGGAAAGATGAAGGTGCAGATGTTACTACTTTTTCAGTTGAAGAACTTATATTTTCTGCTATTAATCATGATTTAGGTAAAATGGGAGATGAAGAACAAGATTCTTACATACCCCAGACTGATAAATGGAGAAAAGAAAAATTAGGCGAAGATTATATGTTTAATAATAAAGTCCCTTTTGCTTCAGTTCCAGATAGAGGTTTATTTTTATTACAATCACATGATATCAAATATACTTTTAATGAAATGTTAGCTATTCAAACACATGATGGTTTGTATGATCCTGCTAATGATAAGTATTTAAAAGGATGGATGCCAGAACAAAAACCAAGAACTGCTTTACCTTTTATTTTACATCAAGCTGATATGATGGCTGCAAGAATCGAATTTGAAAAAGAATGGCTTCCTAAGTTTTCTAGAGATAACTTGGTTACTCAAAAAAAGAATTTTACATTAGGGGATAACAAGAAAAGTACTTCAACAAAATCTAAAGCTTTAAGTAATATAGGGAGTAAAGGTTTAAAAAGTATGTTAGATAATTTATAATGGAAACACTAGTAATAACACTTTTATCTGTAATAGTTGTAATTTTAGGATTTACAACTTTTAATCTTATGAGAAAAAATGAAAGACAAGAAGATGTTTTAGTAGAATATATGAAATATCTTGATAAACTCTCTCAGGTAATAGAAATATCAGATAAAAAATTAAAAAAACTAGATGAATTAGGAAGATTTGAAGCAGATGATGAAGTAGGTTTTTTCTTTAAAGGAGTTAAAAAAATCCAACAAATATTAAATGAGTTTAAAATAAGAAAAATTTAATATTATGGATAATATAATAAGGAAAAAAAGAAATCAAAAAAATAAAAAAAACTATTTTACTCAAGAAACAGAGGATGCTATAGTCCTTTATAATAATACAAGAAAATCAGGGAAAAAAAGTTTAATTTATCAAGAACATATTCATTATCCTTTTTATAAATTAACTCAAAATATTATACATACTTTTAAATTTTATTATACTGATGATGTAGAAAATTTAGAAGATTTACAACATGAAATAATGGTTTTCCTTTTAGACAAAATTCATTTATTTGACCCAGCTAAAGGAGCAAAAGCTTATTCTTATTTTGGTACTATTGTAAAAAGATGGCTTATAGTTTATAATCAAAAAAATTACAAAAGAAAAATAGATAAAGTATCAGTAGAAGATATAAGTACTTATCAAAATTTAGATACTTCTTCACCTTTTATAAAGTCATCAAAAAAATTAGATGAAACTATAATTAAATTTTCAGATAAAGAAGATGTTTTTAGTGATGATTTGTCATCACAAGGTTTTAAAGATGGAGATAGATTATCTTTTTTTATAGATAAATTTGTTAATCATATAACAGATAATATATATGATTATTTTCCAAAAGAATATGATGCTCAAATAGCTGATTGTATTTTAGAATTATTTAGAAAAAGAGAAGCAATTGATGTTTTTAATAAAAAGGCATTATACATCTATATTAGAGAAATGATTGATGTAAAAACTCCTAAAATTACTAAAATAGCTAATCGATTACATAAAGTTTTTAAGGAAAAGTATATATTCTATTACGAATATGGTTACTTTCCATCTAACTAATTTTATTTTCTCATATTTATAAATAAAAACTATGGGACAGTTAGATTCAATTGTATTTGGAAATAAAAAATTTTCAGATATTCTTAATGAAATATACGATAATCAGACAGAAAAGAAAAAACAAATTTCTGCTTTAATAGGAGAATTAAAACCTCTTATACAAGAAATAGGAGATGCTACTTTAATAGTTCCATTAATTAAAGAATATTTAGAAATAAGTGTTAAAAATGATGAGCAATTAATTAAAATGGCTACTATTATTCAAAGAGCATTACAAAATGTAGGCGAAGATGGAGAATTTGGTATTTCAGATGAAGAAAAAGCAGAATTATTAGAAGAAATGGAAAAACTAGAAAAGTTATCTAAAGAGAATAATAAAAATGGCGATTAAACAAGTATTAGGACTATCACCTCAAAAAGGAAGAGGTGCAACTAAAATTGGTGGTACCGGAATTCAAGGAGTTAGAGTTAGATTTGTATTACTAAATGATACAGATAATACTGATATCTTTGAGGAAGAAGGACAATGGAATGCTATTGGAGGTATTAAGTTTGAACCTATAAACGTTCAAGAAACAAAAGATTTAGGTACTTGTGATTTTGCAAGACCCTTATTTCCTAATAATAAAATCCTCCCAGTATTAAATGAATATGTTTATGTCATAGGTTTACCAAATGCTGATACTCAAAATAATTCTACAGATATTTCTTATTACTATTTTCAACCTATAAATGTATGGAATAGCTGTCATCATAATGCAGTCCCTAGTAATTTAACAAATAATCCAGAACAAGCTCAAGATTATGATCAAACTGAAGCAGGATTAGTAAGAAGAGTATCTGATGGTTCTACAGAAATTGATTTAGGAAACTATTTTTCAGAAAATTTAGATGTTAGAAATTTACAACCTTTTGAGGGGGATGTATTATATGAAGGTAGATGGGGACAAAGTATGAGATTTGGAGCTACAGCACAAGGATCCACTCCTGAAAATCCTTGGTCAGATGCAGGAGACAATGGTGATCCTATTACAATAATTAGAAATGGTCAAGCTGATGATGGAAGTGATCCATGGGTACCTCAAGTAGAAGATATTAATGAAGATCCTACTTCAATTTATTTAACTACAAAACAAAAAATTCCAATTGATGTAGCAGCGAGTAAATATAAATCATATTTTTTACCACCTACTACACCAGATCAATATGATAAAGATCAAGTTATTTTAACATCAGGAAGATTATTATTTAATGCTAAATCAGATGCTATTTTATTAAGTTCTGAAAAAACTATTAATTTTAATTCTAATGATAGTGTTACTATAGATGCTCCTAATAATTTTGTATCTCAAACAAAGTTTGTATTCTTAGGAGCTAAAGACGCAACAGAACCAGTAATATTAGGTAACAAATTTTTAAAAGAATTTGATAAATTATGTAAAGAATTAGTTTCTTTATTAGGGGAATTACCAACAACAGTAATAGCACCGGGTATGCCAAATCCTGGTATAGCAGCAACTGCAGCTCCACTTTTAGCACAAGCTGAGGTTTGTAGAGCTATGATTACTGCTTTTAAATCAAAAGTATCATTTACTAAATAATGGGATTAGAAAAAGTCATAGTAAAATTAGCATTTAAGTCTTGTTTGAATTTAGTCAAATTTGATGGGGCATTGCAAAAAATAGCAGAAAAATTTGAAGTAGAAGGATGTCCTCCAAAACAAGAATTAATAGCATTAAATGCACAAAAAAATCAAATACAATCAGCTTTAGAAACAATAGCAAAACCTATATCTGTTTTAGATAAAACTGCAACTACAATAGATACAATTTTAACGGCTTTAGATATATCAATTAAAATTATTAAAAAATTACCATTTCCAACATCAGTTCCACCAGGAGTAGGTGTACCAGCTAATGTTTTAACTACATTATCTGATGTATTAGATACATTAGGACAGATAGTAAAAACAGGAAAAGGTCAAATAGGTGGTATTCCTATAGCTTTAAAATTCATTAATAAATTTTTACAAGCAGCTTTAAAAACATTAGAATCTATTGATATGGCAACAAATCAATGTCTAATTAAAGAAGTTGATAATAGTTTAGAATGGTCTCCTACTAAAGATTATAATGGATCTAATGATGGGGGTAGTGGTGGAGGAACAGGCGATGCTGTTGGAACAGGTACTGTAAATGGTGTAGATGGAACTGATAATAAATGTTCTGTTACAGTATATTATAAAGCAATAGACAATAGTATAGATAGTAATCCAGAAACTAATACTGATAAATGGGAAATATTAAATTCAAAACCAAAAACAGATAAATGGAAAGATGATAAACAATATTATCATGATGATGTAGTAAAAATAGTATCTTACTTTTCAGCATTTGAAACTAATAAAAATAAATATCCACCAGATAATAATGATAATGGAATTTGGGGTAGTATATCTGAAGAGGAAGGGAAAGGAGCAGCAACAACAGCTTTAATGGATGAAATAAATCAAGGAGATAGGAACACAGGTCAATTTTCTAGTATAGCAGACAATAATTTATCAGAAGAAGAATTAATAGCTATTTTAGAAGGCCACCCAGGATTATTTTATAATGGTTGGTTTTTAAAAATGGAAAGAGATGAAAGTAATGAATACCCATTTCCAAGAAGAAGAATTTGGGCTTATACATTATATGTTGATGGGGTAATTGACCCTAATATTGATCCTGTAAATGGATTTAATTTAGAACTTGCTGTATCAAACCAAGAAGATGTACAGTATTTATATAATGATTATTCATATAGTTCATCAATAGAAGTATTAGTTAATGAAATGAAATTTAGTATAGATACTTTAGGTATGGATATAGATTTAAGCTTAATACCTCCACCACCTCCTCCACCTGATGAAAAAGAAATAAATAGACCTACAAAAGTAATTGAAATTCAATTACAAACATGGGGAGATTGGGAAATAATGGATATAAAAACATCTTGGGCAAATGAGATATATGATTTAGCTTGGGATTTATATCAAAGTGCATTAGACCATGGTCCAAGTCATTGGCTTCAAGTTAAAGCAGCAGAAGAAAATAGAACTGTATTAGATCAAGCAATAAGAAGTATAAATTGGTCATTCCAAACAGGAAGAAGAAATTTAAAAGCTTGGATTAAAGATGTATTTAATGCTAATGATGAACAAGCAAATTATATATATGAAGAAGCTGATAAATTAGGTAGAAGAGGATTAAAAGATGATCCTGGTTATGATCCTACAAATGCTCAATTTTTACACACTGTAAAAAGAGCAGTACAGACAGGAAGATTTAAAAATGATCAATGGCAAGATGGAGTAAATTTAGTTAGACAAGCAGTTTATGAAATAACTTGGTCAATGTGGAAAGGAGGTACATGGTTTGGTGATTATTCATCAGTTGGGGGACTTGATTTAGATAATGAATGGCCTAATTCTAGGGGAACAGCACCACCTTTTAAAGATGGAGAAACTTATTCAACAAGATTAGGAGTAGGACAAGATGCAAATGGTAATGATGTTGAAATAGAAGGTGCAAATGTATATGATGATCCAAACTCTCCTGGAATTGGAAGTAATGGGTTATTTATGCATGGGTTATTTAGTAGAAAGCCAAATGATTCTGCATATCCAACAGGAATATCTAATGAAGGTAATACTAGAATTACTAGACATTTTAAAAAGGTACAATGGGATGGAAATCAATGGGTGGAAGTAGCAAATCCAAATGCACCTTGGTTGTAAAATTTAAATTATTTAATATTTATAAAAAAATAACACAATGAAATTAGAATCATTAAAAAAAGCAATTAAAGAAGTAGTTAGGGAAGTAATTCAAGAAGAATTAAAGGAAATTTTATTAGAAGCAGTAAAAGGAACAAAAATAGTTCAACCTCAACAAATGGTTGAATCTAGAATTCCTACACCTACACCTCAAACTCCAGTAATGAATTCACAACCACAAATGTCTCCTCAAGAAAAAAGAGAAGCTTATAAAAATATTTTAGGAGAAACAGCAGGACAATTTACTTCTCAACAAGCACAAAATTTTGTACCAAACCCAGGTATGGACACAGCAAATGGATCTTTACCACAAGGTGAAGTAGGAATGGATCAAATAATGGGGTTAATGAATAGTAAATAATTATGGCAACTATAATTAAGCAAATAGTAGAAACAACTAATACAGGTAGTACTGGATTAGGATTTAGCCTTCCTATGTCAGGGAATGCTGTATTTAATCCTACTTATACGACCAGAGATGTTGTTAGAGCTAATTTGATTAATTGGTTGTTAACGAATAAAGGAGAAAGAGTATTTAGACCAAACTTTGGGGCTAATTTAAGAGAATTAATATTTGAAGGAATAACTGAAGGTTCAAATTCAATTCTAGAAGAAAGAATTACTAATACTATAGCAGAAGAATTTCCTATGGTTACAGTAGTAAAAACACAATTTATACGATTAGAAGATCAATATACTATAAATTTCATATTAGAATATAAAATTATGAATATGGATACTGTTGATGAATTAAATATACAATTAAATGGCTGATTTAAATAGAATAATAAAATATACAAATAGGGATTTTAATACTATAAGAAATTCACTTATAGATTATTCAAAAACTTATTTTCCGAATACTTACAATGATTTTTCAAAATCTAGTACAGGAATGTTATTTATTGAAATGACTGCCTATGTAGGTGATGTTTTATCTTTTTATTTAGATAATCAAATCCAAGAAACATTTATACAATACGCTCAACAAAATTCAAATGTATATAATTTAGCGTATATGATGGGTTATAAACCTAAAGTAACTACTGTTGCAACAGCAACTATAACTTTTTATCAACAAGTACCATCTAAAACATCAGGCACAGGTGGAAAAGTTCCGGATTTTGATTATGCATTAAAAATACCAGCTAATGCACAAATTACTTCTGATTCAAATTCACAAATTAAATTTATAGTAGAAGATGAAGTAGATTTTTCAGTAAGTAGTTCATTAAACCCAACAACAGTATCAGTATATTCCTTAACAGGAACAGAACCTAATATGTGGTTATTGAAAAAAACACGTAAAGCTATATCTGGAGCTATAATTACTACACCTTTAGTTTTTACTTCCCCACAAAGATTTAATACAAGACAAATAGCAGCTTCTAACATTGTAGGCGTATTAGATGTAACTGATTCAAATGGTAATAAATGGTATGAAGTAGATAATTTAGCGCAAGATAGCGTATTTAATACAATAGCTAACACACCTGCTAATGACCCAAATGCAGTTCAAGATGATACTCCTAATATATTATCTGTTAAAAGAACTCAAAGGAGATTTACTACAAGATTTTTATCACAAAATGTATTACAATTAGAATTTGGAGCAGGAACAGTTAGTGATAATGATGAAAATATTGTTCCAAACCCAGATAATGTGGGATTAGGATTACCTTTTTCAAAAGATAGACTAACAACAGCATTTTCACCATTAAATTTTATGTTTACAGATACTTATGGTATTGCTCCTTCAAATACAACATTAACAGTTAGATATATTACAGGAGGAGGATTAGCAGCTAATGTTGATGCTGATGATTTAACATCATTAGATACAAGTGGAATGGTGTTTGTTAATCCAAATTTAACAGATGCAACAGCACAAACTGTATTTGATTCTGTAGCAGTTACTAATGATGCAGCAGCTGATGGGGGACAAGATGGAGATACAATAGAAGAAATTAGACAAAATGCTTTAGGTAATTTCCAAAACCAATTAAGAACAGTAACCCAACAAGATTATTTAATTAGAGCTTTAAGTATGCCTTCTAATTTAGGTACAATTGCTAAAGCTCATATTCAACCAACAGTAATTGGAGAATATGAAGCAGGAACAATTCCATCTATATTAGATATGTATGTTTTATCTTATGATAGTAATAAAAAATTAAGAACAGCTTCTGCTACATTAAAACAAAATTTAAAAACTTATTTGGCAGAATATAGAATGATAGGTGATGCTATAACAATAAAAGATGCATATATTATTAATATAGGAATTGAATTTGATATAATGGTTTTACCTAATTTCAATAATAACACTGTGCTAACAGATTGTATAGAAGCATTAAAAAATTATTTTGAAATTGATAAATGGAATTTAAATATGCCTATTGTATATAAACATCTTTATATACTTTTAGATAAAGTAGAAGGAGTACAAACTGTTAAAAATGTACAAATAACAAATAAAGCAGGAACATCATTAGGATATTCTGATTTTGCTTATGATATGGAAGGAGCAACTATTAATGATATTATTTACCCCTCTATAGATCCTATGGTATTTGAATTAAAATACCCAAATAGTGATATAATAGGAAGGGTAGTTGGATTTTAAATAAATAAATTATGGCAGACGAAAAAGGATTAAAAAACACATTTAATAAAACAAATTTAGATCTTACAAATTCATTACCTTTAGGAGGACCTATTAATGATCAAAATTCTGGATTTGAGCATAAATATTCACCTCAAAATCCGTATTATACAGGAAATGAAGGAACTTTAGGAGAAACTAGTTTTCAAAATGCTCAAACTCAATTAGGTATAACAGGATTAGATAATACTGATGAATCCGCAGGTACACCTCAAGGAGGA